CGTCGTTTGTTTCTTTCATTTTATCAATTTTTTATTGTACCAACTAAATAATTTAATACCTGCGAGCACCATTGCGCTCAACAATACCAATGTGCCAATAAATTGCAGCAGCTTTTGGTAGGTGGGAGGTGGCTTGACAATTTTGGTTTTCGAGACCTTGTTGGCGTGTTGCGCTGTCTTATTATCCTGCGCAGAACTTGTATGTTTTGCCAACAGAGCTGTCTGCCTTACCTCCCTTTCGATGGGTAGGGTTGAGCCCCTGATATATACGTTACCATCTTTATGGTAGGCTTCTATTGTCAAGCGTCCGCTTTGCCGTCGGAAGACGGCACTATCGGGCAGGTTCAGCAAGCTCTGCATCGGCAGCATCAGCATCGCCGTGTCCGCTGCTATCTTCTGCATCTCCGTCGTGGTCAGCATCTGTAGCGAGCTGCTTTGTTGGAAGCTGCTTTCTTGACGCATGGAGTCGCTTTGACTTGCCTCTTGCAATACTGTCTGCTTCGACCTGCAACTCATGGCTAATAGGGCAACTACCCCGATGAGGGCAATACTGAATAGCCTCAATTGCCCGCGAAAGGCGGTCAAGCGACCGCTTGATGCGTGCGCTTTCGGCACGTGCCTTGTCAAGTTCTTCCTGCAATGAATTGATTGTTTTTTCATTCTTTTTTTGATTTTCTACTAAAAGTTGTGAGATATCCTCGTACATCGTCTTGTAGGTGTCGTGAACAGCTTTTGCTGTCTTTGCGGACACCGCCTTACGATTTACAACCCACGCAATGGCTGCACCAATACCACCCGATGGTATTGCCCATTGAAGTATCTGTAAAAGTGTTTCCATTACGTTTATATATTTAGAGTTGTCTAATGCCTATTGCCTTGAGCCACTGCTGCACATTGAACGACGGGCAAGCCTTGGGGGCTATTTCGTTGTGCCCGATGATACGCACCTGTGGAAAACGAGCGTGGAAGTCGCGTACATAAGCTGCTAAGGCATTACGCTGCGCCTCTGTGCGGGTGTCCTTTGCCTTCCCATCGGCAGCCACACCGCCCACATAGACGATATGGCGTGCTATGGCATTGTAGCCTTTAGCACCGTTGGTAATTTCAAAGGCGTCCACCTGCATGTCCTCATTGTTGCGCACCAAGCGTTCCACCTTGCCATCGAGATGTACCATGTCAGTATAGCCGACCTGCTGCCAACCACGACCGCCTGAAGAAGGTGGGGCAGTGTGCCAGCGACGAATCTCGTCGGCTGACACCTCACGCCCCTCGGGGGTAGCTGTGCAATGTATTACTAAATACTTTAGCTGCATGGTCGTTACACTGATTCACCTTGAATGAGAGCTATAAGACCCTTTACATCTTGTCGCATTGGGCGACCGCCAGCACGCACAAGGAACGAGTAAATATCACCGTAATAGGTAGGGTCTTTTTCGTTTTCAAAGACGTTCACTTCACCTAACGCACGGCATACGCTATTTTCGTGCCAGGCTAAACCAGCAGCGAGGTCAGAAGGTTTACCCTCTGCACCATCTTCTTTCTTTGCAAGGGTATTGGAGTAAACACCGGCTTCCGAACGCATCATAATGTTGAAAGAGTACAACTTTCCAAGGATACCGCGCTGTGCATCAGCACTGGCAAAGAACGCTTGGTTTTGTACAGATGTAAGGTCGCCAAGAAGTTGGTCGTACATATAGGCATCAAGTAAGAGGTAGCGACCTTCCTGAGGAATATTGTCCACATTGAATTTCACCATCAACTTCTGAATGTCTGCACGGCAAAGTGCCTTTCTATTACCAGTAGCCTTATCAGTGTGCGCACTCACGGAAGCACCTGTTGTCCGTACACTATGTTCCTTTTCAGGAAGCCAAGCATTAAGAATGCTTTTTGCCACATCCTCTTGGAGTGCTGCCTTATCCTGGCGCAAAACACTTTCACGCTTGTTGTACGACAGTTCTACCGTATCTGCATATGGAATGCGAATAGGGTCGGTAGTAAACTCGTCAAGATTGAAAGATAGATCTACATCTGCACGTGTATTTACAGCTGCAGGGAAGCTGGTGCGATTCTTCTTCGTCTTCGATGGTGCACCTGCGTTGGGTATATGCACCGATTTACCCATGTTTACGAACTCATCAGCATTGAACGCTTTGCTTAAAAAGCTGTTATCGGCAAACAAGCCCTCCACGATGGAGTCAATCCAAATTTCTCTTTGTATAGCCATTTCTTTTTTTTATTTAATTTGTTAATTCTATTTACTTATTACCACCTACATGTTTGGCTTTGTACCGAAACGCTGCTCGAATTTTTCGGCGTAGATGTCAGGGTGGTTGTCCTTGAGTTCCGTCAGCTTGCCTGCGCGGTCCAGCTCGTCCCATGTCTTGCTCTTCCAGTCGCCCATGTCCACGCGTTGTGCGCCACTTTGAATTTGCGCTGTTACGCTTTGACGTACTGGGATAGCTTCCAAGGCTGCCTTTGCGCCCGTGAAATCGCGGTCGAACATGGCAAGGAAACTTTCTTTGCCTTTAGCGTCGATGCGCCCGTCCTTTACGGCAGCATCAACAAGGGCAATTGCCTGTTCTTGCTCTTTCTTCTTCTGCTCCGCCTTCTGTGCGTCGATGGCAGCGGCAAGCGTCTTATTCTCTTTCTGCAAGCGGTCATTGTTGGCAATGAGCTCGTTCACTTTACCCACGATGTCGGCTTCTGAAGCCGAATCGCTCAAATTCAATACTTGTGTCAATTTTCCCATATTTCTTTTGTTATTAAAAGTGTCTTGTAATTCGGTAAATTCCATAGTTGCCGTGGGGGTGTTGTCGGGCTTTAAAAAGCTGCCCATATTGACAAGGTTGCCCTTGCTGTCGTACAGTGCCAAGGCGTTGTGGTTTGCACCGATAGTTACGATGCTGGCTTCGCGTGCCGTCCATTTCGTTACGGTAGGCGAGGTTTGCCCCAGCAGCATCAGGTCGTAAGCATCGCTGGTTTCCTGCGCCCATGCACCGATAGACGCCATGCGTAAGAAGTCGGTGTCCACCTTCTTCTGTACCTCCACGGCGCGGGGGTCGGCTTCATCGAAGACGGCATCGGCTAATATCTGCGTACCTTCTATTCGTATATTCTCCCATCTGCCTATGGGCATCTTCCAGTCGTCGTGGTTAAGCAGCATGACGGGGTTCTTGCGGAATTCCTCCAAGTTAGCTCCGGAGGTGAGCATACGGAAACCGTAGGTGTTCACCGACTCGTCATGTAATATGAATGTTTTTTTGCTCATCGCTTTTGAATGTTTTGCGATGCAAAGTTAAGGCAAGAAATATGTCTGCGCAAATCGCAAAATACTGATATGCAATGTATTGTAAATATTGTACAATACATCTGCAACGCTTGCAACGCTATTATTTTTTGCGCTTATTATATGGTAACTTTGCAGCAGATAAATAGAATAAAAATGGACAATAAGCAGAAAAAGGAGCTGGCTAAGCTCATATTTTTAAGTGAACCCAATGCCACACAGCAGGAAATTGCCGACCGTGCGGGCGTGTCGCGCGTTACCATCGGCAAATGGGTGAAAGAATGGGAAAAGCTCAAACTCAACCTCTTGCAGACACGGGAAGAGCGCATCAACTCAACGTTGATGCAGCTCGACCAATTAGACCGTGCCATAGCGGCGAAGCCTGAAGGTATGAAATTTCCCGACAAGAACGAATCGCAAATACGGCGCAAGCTGACGGAAGACCTTGCCGCTCTTGAGCAAGATGCCTCGGTGCGTGATATATATAATGTAAGCCGTCGCTTGGTAGACTGGCTGCGCCCCCGCGACCTTGAAAAGGCGAAAGAGATAGCCAACTATTTTGATACGTACATAAAAGAACAGATGAGCAATGGGTAAGGCAGACGACATACAGGCACTGAAAGAATGGCGCACCTACTATAACAACTTGCAAAAGGACACGGCTGTAGACACGCTCTCTTCATTGGAACGCGCCCAAAAGCGCAAGAATTTGGAAAAGAACCCGGTTGAATGGATAAAGTTCTTTTTCGGTCAATATGCCACTCACGAATTTGCCCCATTCCATATCAAAGCCATCAACCGTATTTGCAAGAATGAAGAATGGTACGAGGTATTGTCGTGGAGCCGTGAGCTTGCTAAATCTACAACGGTGATGATGTGTGTAATGTACCTCGTTTGCACTGGCAAGAAGCGCAATATACTGCTTATCAGCAATTCAAAGGATAACGCCACCCGTTTGCTGAAGCCATACAAGGAAAGCTTCGAGCGCAATTCGCTGCTAAAGGCTTATTACGGTGATTTGCGGGAGTTTGGCTCGTGGACAGCGGAGGAGTTCTCCCTTACCAACGGTGCAGCCTTCCGCGCACTGGGTGCAGGCGAAAGCCCCCGTGGTACACGCAAAGATGAAGTACGCCCCGACACTATATTGGTGGACGATTTCGACACCGACGAAGACTGCCGCAACCCTGACATTGTAAACAAGAAATGGGACTGGTTCGAAGGTGCAGCGTTCCCAACGCGAAGCATCAGCGGCAAGCTGCTGGTTGTTTTCTGCGGCAACCTCATTGCTCTTGACTGCTGCGTGAAGCGAGCGGGCGAGAAAGCCGACCATTGGGACATTGTCAATATCCGGGACAAGAACGGCAAAAGCACGTGGGCGGCAAAGAACACCGAAGCCGATATTGACAGGGTACTGTCGAAGTTGTCTACACGTATCGTTCAGCAGGAGTTCTACAACAACCCCCTTTCCGAGGGCGAAGTCTTCAAGGAGCTTACATGGGGCAAATGCCCGCCCCTTTCAAAGCTCCAGCTTGCTGTTGCCTACGGCGACCCTGCGCCCTCAAATTCACGCAACAAGGCAACGTCATTCAAGGCATTATTCCTTATCGGTTACTATGACGGCAATTTCTACGTATATAAGGGTTTCCTTGACCACGTGGTGAACGACGAATACGTGAACTGGTATTATTACATACACGACTACGTGGGCGATAAGTGCCAAGTGTTTTATTTCATCGAGAACAACAAGTTGCAAGACCCGTTCTATGAGCAGGTGTTCTTGCCGCTGTTTGCCGCCAAAGGGCAGGAAAAGGGGTTTATACCCATTTCGCCCGACACGCGCAAGAAACCCGAGAAATTCGACCGCATCGAGGGAAATCTTGAGCCGCTGAACCGACAGGGCAAGCTGATACTCAACATTGACGAAAAAGACAACCCACACATGCAGCGCCTGGAGGAGCAATTTTTGCTTTTAAACAAGCGCATGAAAGCCCCCGCCGATGGCGTGGACTGCATAGAAGGCGGTTGGTACATTCTCAACTCAAAGATACGCACCCTGACAGTAGACAGCTACACCATCGGGCAACACAAGCGAAGCAACAAAAGATACTGATATATTATGGAACAGTGGAACTACACAGGTGGCTTCCTTACGCCACGGGAAGTTGAGACCCACCTTTACAAGGAGGCTATAGATACCATCAGCCGAGAAGATGACACCATACTACTTGCTGCCATCGACGCCGCCGTGCAGGAAGCGGCAGGCTACCTCGGCGCATACGACAGGGCGAAAATATTCAACCAGCCAAAGCAGCGCAACGAGTTGCTGCTGACATTCGTAAAAGACATAGCCGTGTGGCATTTCGTAAACCTTTGCAATGCCGGGGCGGAGCTTGAATTGAAAGAGAAACGCTACGACAGGGCTATAGCGTGGCTGCGGCAGGTGCAGAAGGGAGAAGTAACGCCATCGCTGCCACGTGCCGACGACGATGGCGACGGCAAGCCTGACGGCAGCAATGAGTACATATTCGGGAGCAACCCAAAACGTAATCAACATTTTTAAGCAATGAGCAAGAAAAAAAATACAGTAACCAAAATATCAAAAGCGGCAGAACCTGTCGTCGTCAATCAGATAGTAGTAAAAGCCCCCACGCGCAAGGTGTACGACGTGGGCGACTGGCGCAACGCTTTGCGTTCTGCCGATAGCGGGCGCGTGAAAAGCCTGTACGACCTTTTTGAGGACGTATTGATAGATGGCGTGCTTGCCGATGCCGTAAGCAAGCGCATCGACGCAGTGTTGAACTCCGAGCTTACCTTCTTGGACAAGGACGGCAAGGAGGTCGAAGAAATAACAACCATCATGGACACCACCGACTGGGAGGAATTGCTGCGACAGATAATGAACGAGCGCATTTACGGGCGCAGCGGCGTTGAGTTCATCTGTACCCCTGACAGCTTCCATATTGCGCCCATACCGGCAAAGCACATCAACTTGCGCAACAAGTGTATTGTCATTAACGATAGCGACGATAAGGGCGTGCCATACGAGGGCGACACATCGCTCCTAATATTGGGGCACGAGCGCAACTACGGCTTATTACTAAAGGCTACACCGTTTGCCATTTACAAGCGTGGTGGCTTCGGCGACTGGTCGCAGTGGATAGAACTGTTTGGCATGCCACAGCGCATCGGTAAATACAACACTTACGACCCCGAAAGCCGTAAGCTGCTGGAGCAGGCATTGGAACAGGCTGGCTCGGCGTCTTACGTGGTCATACCCCGTGAGGCGGAAGTCGAGACGAAAGAAGCGGGCAAAGGCAACGGTGCTTCGTATAATGAATTTCGCCAAGCCTGCAACGAAGAGATGCTCATCACGATATTGGGGCAGACACTCACAACAGTGCAGGGCGAAAATGGTGCACGCTCATTGGGCGAGGTACACAAGGAAGTAGAGGAAGGCAAGAACAGAAGCGATATGCGCTTCGTACAGCGTGTGCTCAACAACCACGTACTGCCGCTGCTCGAGGCACGTGGCTACCCCGTCAATGGCGGCAAGTTCGTTTTCCCAAAGGCGGCAGAGCAGCTGACGGTAGCCGACATTGTGCAGCTGTCAGATATAATGCCCATACCGCAAAGCTACCTTCACGAGAAATATTCTATACCTGTGCCTGAAAACGACGAACCAATAGCACGGCGGCAGCCAGCCACCTTCGAGCCTGTGAACATCGACAAGGGCGAAGGTACGGCAGCCGTGCAGAATAGCGATGGTGGTGCAGTACCGACAAACAGCACACAGGCACGTCAAAGGGCAGAAGCGTCTTTCTTCAGGCGACTAAGGGATTTTTTCGCCGCAGCCCCCACGACGATGGGGGCGAACTCGAAGTTACCATACCCCACAACGACGCTTAGCAACGACACGCTCGATAACCGCCTGATAAGGCGTGTGGCAAATGGCGATGCTCCTTACTTTGATGCGGAGCTATTCAGATTCATTGCCGACGACCTTTTAAACGCCATTCACAAGGTGTTTAAACGCCCTGTGAAGAATGCCGACTACGTCTACGACAACTTCGACCCTGCATTCGTAACAGCAATGGAGCAAAACCTTTTCCACTTTTCGGCGGCGAAGACATTGGCAGAAGTGCAGAAATTGAACCAGCTGTACCGCAAGGCAAAGAGTTTTGAAGAATTTACTGCCGAAGCGCAAAAGCTGTGCGGCAAGTTCAACAAGGTGTGGCAACGCACCGAGTACGAAACAGCCAACCTTACGGCGGAAGCTGCCACGAACTACCAGCGGCTCATTAAAAAAGTAAACCTCTTTCCTTTTTGGCAGTATGTTACTGCGGGCGACGAAAAGGTAAGGGAGGAGCACAGAAAGTTAGATGGCATAATACTCGAAGTAAAAGACCCACGTTGGGATAAAATCTATCCGCCCAATGGTTGGAAATGCCGTTGCAGGGTGAAGCCATTGCTAAGAAACGAAGCCAACGAGTCTATTATAAAGGAATCGCAACAGACGGTAGATAAGTTCTTCGAGTCTAAAGAGTGGACGAATGCGGTAGCTTCGCACTTTGACCACAATCCCGGCAAGCGCGGACACGTCTTCAACGCCAATCAGATGTATGTCAAGAAATTCCCAAATAAAGCTACAAAGCTAATGGATAAGGTAACACCAGACGATTGGGGGCTCAAGCATTCTTACAGGCAGCTTATTCGTGATTCCACGAAAAAGGCAAGTCTATATGAAGGCAATGCTGCCGATTGGTGGGACTTACACAAGAAGGTGGTAGAAAAGGAAGAGGCATTGCCTGTGGAAGACTTTGCCAAACGAACATGGTATATGGATAAAAAAAGTTTTGATGGGCATACCACTG